GGGCATCAACAACTCAATTCTTGTGAAGGAAGGAAATAAACTTCGCACCATTTCTGTTGCCAAGAATATTTTGGCAGAAGCGGACATTACCGAAGAGTTTCCCCGTGACTTTGCAATCTATGATCTCAATCAGTTTCTGAATGGTTTGAGTTTGCATCAAGACCCTGATCTTGATTTTAAGGAAGACTCCTATCTGAGCATCAAAGAAGGCAAGCGTCGTGTGAAGTATTTCTTTGCTGATCCTAATGTTATTATTTCTCCTCCCGAGAAGGAGATTAATCTGCCTTCCCAAGATGTTTGCTTCCAACTGGATAGCACTTCTTTGGAGAAACTGGTAAAGGCAGCAGCAGTATATCAACTCCCTGACCTTTCTGCTATTGGTGAAGCAGGTGTTGTGAAACTGGTTGTCCGTGACAAGAAGAACGATACTTCTAATGAGTATGCCATTGTTGTTGGTGAGACCGACCAGGAATTTACCTTTAACTTTAAGGTAGAAAACATCAAGATTATTCCTGGTGCCTATGACGTTGTAGTTTCTTCCAAACTCCTTTCCAAGTTTACGAATACCAAGTACAACCTTACTTATTATATCGCTCTGGAACCTGATTCCACTTTTGGTTGATGAAACACATTCTCTTCACTCTAAAAGAGTGCAACAAATCGTTCTTAGATGACGAACAGTTTGTAAGGGATGTTGTTTATCAGGCATCAGTTAAATGCAAATCAACTCTGTTGGCACTCAACTCACATAAGTTTGACCCTCAGGGTGTTACTTGTGTGGCGATGTTGGCTGAGAGTCACATTAGCATTCACACTTGGCCAGAACTGGGTATGGCAGTGTGTGACATCTTTACCTGTGGAGATCACACAAAACCCAAGGAGGGTGTAAAATACATGAAGATGATGCTTGACGCTAAAAGCATCGTAAGTAAATCATTTACTCGACCATTGGAATGAACATCTTTGTCACTCATGAATTCCCTGCCGAAAGTGCTATCTGCCTTCCTGACAAACACATTGTCAAGATGCCGCTTGAGTGCTGCCAGATGCTTAGCATTATTGCTTCTCCCTGGTATCATAATTATGGGACTCTTCCCAAGCAAGACGGCACTGCCTACAAGACAGAAAAAGGTGCCTTCCGTAACCACCCCTGCACCAAATGGGCGGCAGAGACGGTGGATAATGCCTATTGGCTCATCAAATGGGGATTGAACTTGTGCCAAGAGTATACTCTACGCTATAATAAGACACACTCCTGTGAAGGGACACTAACTCATGCTTACTACCTTTTCCCCAAAGGTAAACTGACAAAAGTAACTCCTTTCGCACGAGCAATGCCTAAGGAATACAAGTTTGATACTAGTATTTCTACATTTGACGCATACAAGATGTATATCGCATCCAAGCCTTGGGTGAAGGACAATTATCTTCGTATGCCCCAACGCAAACCAGAATGGGTATGAAACTGATTGATAAAAAGGACTCTCGGTATTTTACTGAGACATCCAAAGAACCATACATTCGTCACCGATATAAGGTGGTGGATACCCATGGTAAATTTGTAATTTTTGACAACTGGGAAGAAACCCAGATGATGTGGTGGAATACTCCCCCGCAGTTTTTATCTCATATTGAGGTTTTAGATGATGAGTGAAGTTAATTTTAAGAAGCATCGGGTATTCCGTGAAACGGATTCCGTTATCTTCTACGATATTTCTGTGGAGAACTCAAATGCCAGTGACCTGGTTGTTCATACTGGACCTGCCATCTCACCCCCGAATGATGTCATTGGTGCGAAGCAGTTTTACATTCACTATCATCAGGTAGATCATAATCGTGTTTTATCTGGTATGAGAACATTTGAACTTGTGAACCCTGAGTGGAAGTATCCCTATCATATTGTTCACCTCAATCGCAGTTCTGGTGCTCTTGTAATTCCTGTCGGCACTTATCATCGCAGCACCTCTGGTGAAGATGGTTCTATTGTCATTAACCAGGCAATTCGTGATGATGAGTTTGACCCAGAGAAGGAATTTGTTCCAGTTTCTGCTGGACAAAACGCAGACTTGTATCGTATACTGGCACACGAGAAACCAGTGATTCACACTATTGGTGAGTAATTTATTATGAGTAACTTTATTTGGGTTGAGAAATATCGCCCAAAGACTATTGAAGAATGTATTCTCCCAGAGTCTGCAAAGCAGATGTTTCAGGAGTTTCTAAACAAGGGTGAGATTCCCAATATGCTTTTGGCAGGTCCTCCTGGTATTGGTAAGACTACCGTCGCCAAAGCACTGTGTAACGAACTTGGAGCAGATGTATATGTCATCAACGGATCCGACGAGGGCAGATTTCTGGATACTGTCCGAAACAATGCGAAAAACTTCGCTTCGACCGTCTCACTTACGTCAGATTCTAAACACAAGGTCATCATCATTGACGAAGCTGACAACACATCCAACGATGTTCAACTCCTCCTACGGGCGTTTATTGAGGAGTTTGCTGGGAACTGTCGATTCATCTTCACTTGTAACTACAAGAACAAGATTCTCGAACCTCTCCATTCCCGCTGCGCCGTCGTGGACTTTTCCATCAAAGGAAAAGAGCGTCAGTCTATTGCCGCACAATTCTTCAAGCGTCTCCAAGAAATCTTGGTTGCAGAAGGTGTTGAATCTGATAACAAGGTCCTGGTAGAACTTGTTAATAAGCACTTCCCCGATTGGCGTCGTGTTCTTAATGAGTGTCAGCGTTATTCTGTGAGTGGAAAGATTGATGCTGGTATTCTTGCTACTTTCTCCGATGTTGCCGTAAATGAACTCGTTAAAAACCTTAAAGAAAAGAATTTCCCAGAAGTTCGGAAGTGGGTGGTGTCTAACATGGACAACGATACTACTGTACTTATGCGTCGTATTTACGATGCTTGTTATACATCCCTTGAAAACAATAGCGTTCCTGCTGCTGTGCTTGTGCTTGCTAAGTATCAGTATCAGTCGGCGTTCGTAGCAGACCAAGAAATAAATATGCTTGCTTGTCTAACTGAACTTATGGTGGAGTGTAACTTTAAATGAATAAGACTGAATACTTTGCTCTGGACCTTGAGAAGTTTAAGGAAAACCCAGAAGAAAATCTGCTTACTATTCTTGAAGCACTTGAAATGTCCTTCTCCGAAAAGGCAGTCAATTTTGGTAAACTGAAACCAATGTTGGATATGAGTAAACCACTTACTTATAATTAATTATGAAAAACAAAAAAACTAAAAGGTTGGCACAAATGAAATCATCTCACTATTATATCTTCTGGGGTATCTGCACGGTTGCTGTTGTATTCGGTCAACTTTATGTTGGTGCTGGGTATCGTGTTATGGCAGAGAGTGTAAATAGACTTACTAATAGTTTTGTAGGGGTGCTTGATGGGACTACTGAATATCGATAAAACCAAACTGGTAGAACCACGAGTGAAGACTACACCTGAGAATGTGCAGGAAGCAAATGAAGCACTGTTTCGTGCTAAAATGACTCTACCTGCTGCCGCAAAACATTGTGGTATGACTAAGAAGGAAATGAAAATGACCTTCCTTGAATACTTGAAGTATCATCCTAAAGATTATGATCAATCCCAGTTTCTTTGATTTTGCCTCTATTTTTGGTGTGGTTAAGTCTACTGAAGGATTAAAAAGAAATCAGACTAGACCTTTACGTGCCGAAGTTCAAGAAATTTCTATTGCCAAATACAGTGGCGGACAACTTAAATATGTTGGCGACACTGAAAATGGTAGAGATTTTTATGGACTTGTAGATAATCTTCATTATGAATCAAAAGGCATGGATGGTATTTTTTGTAAGACTATACCATGGACAAAGGAAATTACACTGAAAAATTTTCAAGGTAAAAATTTGGGACTCCCTGAAAAGACTTTTGATTACATGCTACTATGGGATACTAAAACTTATACTGTAGGCATTTGTACTTGGGATGCTTGTATGAAGCAAACGAAAGTTAAAGACGCAACAGTTTCTTTTAGGGTCCATTTTGATGATATTACGTTTCTCGCCAAGAATGTTATTCCAGTAAAGAAAGAAGATTTCGCTACTAAACTTTATAATTTGATTGAGGAAATAGTATGACCAGTCTGAAAAGTTATAAAACCTGTCTCAGATATCCGGGCGGAAAAAGTAGAGCAGTCGCCAAGATGGATCAATACTTCCCCGACCTAAGGGAGTATGATGAGTTCCGTGAGCCATTTCTTGGTGGTGGTAGTGTTGCTATTCATATTACTAAAAAGTATCCAGACGTGAAAGTTTGGGTAAACGACCTATATGAACCTCTGGTCAACTTCTGGCAGCAACTCCAGATGTTTGGTCGTGAGATGAGAGATGAACTGCTGCAACTGAAATATCGCCATGTCGAACCTACCAGTGCTAAAAACCTATTCCTTGACGCCAAAGCATATCTTGCTAGACCTCTGGAAGACAGTGAAAATTTCCATCGTGCTGTTTCCTTCTATGTGGTTAATAAGTGTTCTTTCTCAGGTCTTACTGAGTCCTCCTCCTTCTCCGCCCAAGCAAGCGATAGTAACTTCTCAATCAGGGGAATTGACAAACTGCCAGGTTATTCTGAAATAATCAAAAAGTGGCGTATAACTAATTACTCCTATGATTACCTACTTGGTGCTGAAGGTAATGCTTTTGTATATCTTGATCCTCCTTATGATATTAAGGATAACCTCTATGGGCGTAAGGGATCAATGCACAAAGGATTTGATCACGATAAGTTTGCTGCTGACTGCTCTGCTTGTAGTCTTGATCAGTTGATTAGTTATAACTCAGACCAGTTAGTCAAAGACCGTTTTACTAACTGGAATGCTGCTGAGTTTGACCTTACTTATACGATGAGGTCTGTTGGCGAATACATGCGAGAGCAAAAGAAACGCAAAGAACTACTACTTTTTAATTATGGAATTGAAGGACTGGTTAAACTCGATCAATCAGACGAAAAAGAACCTGATTGACGAAGACCCTTCACTTGAGAAGGAATATCCTCCTTATATTGTGAACCGCTGCTTCTCTGGTCACCTGGATGCAGTGCTGTTTGCCAATGAAATGAACCATTATCATTTCCTCCCTAAAAAACTACAATATGATTTTCTTCTAAATAGTCTGAGGAAAAAGAAGAGATTTTCTCCCTGGCTCCGAAAGGATACAATCAAAGATCTTGATTATGTCAAACGTTATTATGGTTATAGTAATGAAAAGGCAAAACAAGCTTTGAGGATTCTTACAGAAGAACAACTTAATTTTATTAAATCGAAATTTGAAACTGGAGGAACAAAATGAGTGTGGTTCAAGAACCCGAAGTGAAGTGGTCGCCTGAACAAATGGTTGAAGTGGTTCTTAATGAACCCGATGACTTTTTGAAAGTGCGTGAAACTCTGACCCGTATCGGAGTCGCTTCAAGGAAAGAAAAGAAAATCTATCAGTCTTGTCATATTTTACACAAGCAAGGTAGATACTATCTCGTTCATTTTAAGGAACTGTTTGCCCTTGATGGTAAACACGCAAACCTGACGGTGAACGATGTCCAACGCCGCAATCGCATCGCTCAGTTGCTTGCTGACTGGGGTTTGATTGGTATCGTGGATGTTACTAAGATCCAAGATATTGCTCCACTCAACCAAATCAAAGTCCTTGCTTATAAGGACAAAGGAGATTGGATTTTGGAAACCAAATACAATATTGGTTCCAAGAAGAAGCGTGTAGAAGAAACCGAATGATAAGGAGCGGGTTACAACACCCGCTTTTTTTATGCTTCTTGTATAATTAGTAGTGGATGCCGAAAGGGTCCACAAAACACAAACTCGCTTTTACAAGGAGCTACCATAATGAACATTCAGCGTTATACTGCTGCGGATCTTAATACCCTGATGGATAAGATTACCCGCAACAGCATTGGTATGGACGAATACTTCGATCGTCTATTCAACCTTCACGAAACTACAAAGAATTATCCGCCTTATAATCTCATACAAATAAATAATGTGGAATCCCATTTAGAGATTGCATTAGCAGGATTCAAGAAAGGAGAGGTCAATGTCTTCACGGAGTATGGAAAACTTTTTGTCGAGGGGCAACGGGAGGACACCGAATCCGAGAAGACGTTTATCCACAAGGGACTGGCTCAAAGAAGTTTTCAACGAGCGTGGACTTTATCCGACGACACAGAAGTACGGGAAGTCACCTTCGAAGACGGACTCCTCAGAATCGTCCTCGGAAAAATAGTCCCAGAGCATCATGCCCGTAAGGATTATCTGTAATCCTTGACATTTTCCTTATTATCAGTAGCGGTCGTTACAGACTTTTGTATCACTATGATACATAATGACTATATAATTTAGACCTATGGAGGGACGATGAACTTTACCACCGCCACCTTAACACTGGGAACAGCAATGACTCTTTTCTTTGGGGGAACGCTCGCCGCCGTTCTACCCTGATACTTCCTGAATAAATAAAACTGAATATCGTCGGCGCAGACGGGGAGGTAACTGGCACAATCCAGTTGACACCTCCCTTTTTTGTTGGTAGAATGTATTGAGAGAAATCTTGTAAATGTCCGTAAAACTTGCACTATTAAAATCTGGTGAGACAATCATTGCAGATATCAAAGAACTAATATCAGAAGAAAAGATTTGTGGATATTTGTTTAAGGACCCGCACGTTCTTACACTTACCGAGTCCATATATCTTGCCGAACAAGCAGAAGATGATTCTGTTGGAGTAACATTTACTCCTTGGATTATGTTTACTAACGACAAGGAAATTCCTGTTAGACCAGATTGGATGGTTACGATTGTAGAACCAGCCAAAGAAATTAGAAAATTGTATGAGGAAAAAGTAAATGGAACAGATAGTGAAGTGTCTTTTACTGAAGAATGACGCTGTATTGATTACTGAGATTGTAGAGGTCGGTGCGGATATTGGAGAACCAAATTGCAAACTGACTAATCCTTTCGTCCTTAAAAAGCAATCTGAAGAGTATTATTTGGAACCTTGGATTGACTTCTCCACACAGAATGAGTTTATGATTAGTTCTGAGAGCATTATGACTCTTGCAGACCCAACACCTGATTTGCTTTCCAAATATTTTGAGATGATTGCCTGATGCGTTTTTACACCAACGTCCAAATGGTCGGGGACAACTTCCTAGTTCGTGGTTATGAAAATGGTCGCCATTTCATGACCAAGGAGAAGTTCTACCCGACTCTTTTTGTCCCTTCTAATAAAAAAACAAAATACAAAACTCTTGAGGGTGACTATGTTGAGTCAGTCCAACCAGGAACCGTTCGTGATTGCCGCGAGTTTATTAAGAAGTATGAGGGCGTAGAAAACTTTAAGATCCATGGAAATACTGGATACATCTATCAGTATATTTCTGAAATGTATCCAGAAGAAGAGATTAAGTTTGATACTAACAAAATCAAAATCTCAACCATTGATATTGAGGTTGCATCCGAGAACGGATTCCCTGATGTAGAATCTGCCGCCGAGGAAGTTCTACTCATTACCGTCCAAGATTATGCAACCAAACAGATTCGTACTTGGGGTAGAGGACCATTCACAAACAAACAGCAGAATGTTATTTACAAAGGTTTCAGAACCGAGTATGAACTTCTGAGCGCATTCATCAACTGGTGGATGGTTGAGGATAATATCCCCGAAGTTGTGACTGGATGGAATAGTGAATTGTATGATATGCCTTATCTTGTGCGGCGTATTGAAAGGATTCTTGGTGAGAAGTTGATGAAAAGACTTTCTCCTTGGGGTCTTGTGACTGAACGTGAAATCTTTATTGCTGGTCGTAAGAACATTGCATATGATGTTGGTGGTATTACTCAACTTGATTATCTTAACCTTTATAAGAAGTTCACTTATAAGGCACAAGAATCCTATCGCCTTGACTACATCGCAAGTGTAGAACTGGGACAGAAGAAACTTGACCACTCTGAGTTTGATACTTTTAAGGACTTCTACACTAATGGTTGGCAGAAGTTTGTAGAATACAACATCATTGACGTGGAACTTGTTGACCGAATGGAAGACAAGATGAAATTGATTGAGTTGGCAATCACAATGGCATATGATGCTAAGGCAAACTATGCTGACGTTTCTTCACAAGTTCGTATGTGGGATACGATCATTTATAACTATCTAAAGGATAGGAATATTGTTATTCCTCCCAAAGAAAAATCGGACAAGGATTCGAAGTATGCAGGAGCCTACGTCAAGGAACCGATTCCTGGAAAGTATGATTGGGTTGTGTCTTTTGACCTTAATAGTCTCTATCCTCACCTTATTATGCAGTACAACATCTCACCAGAGACATTACTTGAGGAAAGACATCCCAGCGCGACTGTTGAAAAAATCTTAAACCAAGATATTGAGTTTGAGTTTTATAAGGATAATGCGGTATGTGCCAATGGTGCAATGTACCGTAAGGATGTTCGTGGGTTTCTTCCAGAATTGATGGAAAAGATCTATAAGGATCGCACCATCTATAAAAAGAAGATGCTTGCTGCAAAGCAAGAGTATGAGAAGAAGAAAACTAAAGAGTTGGAAAAAGAGATTGCCAGATGTAATAACATTCAGATGGCACGTAAGATCCAACTTAACTCTGCTTATGGTGCGATTGGTAATCAGTATTTTAGGTATTATAAACTTGCAAATGCTGAAGCAATCACTCTCTCGGGTCAAGTTTCGATCCGTTGGATTGAGAATAAGATGAACGGATTTCTAAATAAGATTTTGCAAACAGAGGAAGTCGATTATGTCATCGCATCTGACACTGACTCAATCTATCTTAATATGGGACCTCTTGTTGATAAATTTCTTAGTCGTCAGTCTGACGATAAAACAAAGGTTGTTCAGTTACTTGACAAGATCTGTCAAGACAAGTTGGAACCATTCATCGAATCCAGTTATCAGGAACTTGCGGATTATGTTTCGGCATATGAACAGAAAATGATTATGAAGCGTGAGAATATTGCCGAACGTGGTATTTGGACCGCGAAGAAGCGTTATATTCTCAACGTATGGAATAGTGAGGGTGTGCAATACACAGAACCCAAACTAAAGATGATGGGTATTGAGGCAGTCAAGTCTTCTACACCTGCTCCTTGCCGTCAGATGATTAAGGATGGTCTGAAGTTGATGATGAATGGAACAGAAGAAGATGTGATTGACTTTATTGATGAATGCCGCAAAAAGTTTAAGACATTACCGCCAGAAGAGATTGCATTTCCACGTTCAGTATCTGATGTCGTAAAGTATAAGTCTAATTCTGACATTTATATTAAAGGAACTCCTATTCATTGTCGTGGAGCACTACTCTTTAATCATTATATTAAGGAGAAAAAACTGACCAATAAATATTCACTTATTGGTAATGGAGAAAAGATTAAGTTTCTTTATCTGAAAAAACCGAATATTATACAGGAGAATATTATTTCTTTTATTCAGGATTTTCCAAAGGAACTTGGACTTGACAAGTACATTGATTATGACCTACAATTTGAGAAGAGTTTTGTAGAACCACTTAAGTCTATCTTGGATGCGATTGGGTGGAATGTTGAGAAAACTGTAAACCTTGAACTATTTTTTGGATAATGGATTTTTTAAAAGATATTGTAAAAGAGATTGGTGATGACTATACCAAACTCGCAGCGGACATTGATGAGACCGAAACTTATGTGGACACAGGTTCGTACATTTTTAATGCACTGGTCTCAGGTAGTTTATTTGGTGGTGTATCTGGGAATAAGATTACTGCTATTGCTGGAGAGTCTAGTACTGGAAAGACTTTCTTTTCTCTCGCTGTGGTTAAGAATTTTCTTGATTCTAACCCCGATGGTTATTGTCTCTACTTTGATACTGAAGCCGCTGTTAACAAATCCCTACTTGAGTCTAGGGGTATTGACCTCAATCGGTTAGTTGTAGTTAATGTCGTTACTGTTGAGGAGTTTCGTAGCAAGGCACTCAAGGCAGTAGACCTATACTTAAAAAAACCTGTAGAAGAACGCAAACCCTGTATGTTTGTGTTAGACTCTTTGGGTATGCTTTCCACTGAGAAAGAAATTACTGATGCACTAAACGATAAGCAAGTTCGGGATATGACTAAATCCCAACTTATCAAAGGTGCCTTCCGTATGCTCACTCTTAAGTTGGGTCAGGCAAACATTCCTATGATTGTTACTAACCACACCTACGATGTCATTGGCGCTTACGTTCCTACTAAAGAGATGGGCGGTGGTTCTGGTCTTAAGTACGCTGCTTCTACCATTATTCACCTCAGCAAGAAAAAGGAAAAAGACGGAACTGAAATCGTCGGAAACCTTATCAAGGCTAAGACTGCTAAGTCACGTTTAAGTAAGGAGAACCAAGATGTTACGATACGTTTGTTTTACGATGAGCGTGGTCTTGATCGTTATTATGGTCTTCTTGAACTCGGTGAGATTGGCGGCCTCTGGAAAAACGTCGCAGGACGCTATGAGATTGACGGCAAAAAAGTCTATGCTAAAGCTATACTCAAAGACCCCGAAACATATTTCACTCCAGAAGTAATGGAGAAACTGGATTCTATTGCAAAAGAAGAATTCAGTTATGGTTGAACTTAATGACCTTATTCAAACTTATGAAAATGCACTAGATCCTGAGATTTGTGATTTTTTAGTGACAGTCTTTGATAACTCATCTCATTTGCACGAGTCAATTATCAATGAAGGAAAACCAAATTTTACTCAGTTTAATTTGACAGAAAAATCTGGTGTAACAGATGAATTGAATAAAATTCATAATCATATCATTAAAAAAGTCTACAAGTATCGTGATCTGTATTATGAATTTGTAGACTCTAGAGTGTTTCCTTCCGAGCACGCATTTGAACAATTCAGAATAAAGAGGTATAATACTGGTGGTGAAGATAGGTTTGATACTCATGTAGATGTGTCAGACTATTCTTCTGCCAGAAGGTTTCTATCTTTTATGTTCTATCTGAATGATGTTTTGGAAGGAGGAGATACAGTTTTTAGAGACAGAAAGATTACTCCAAAGAAAGGATCACTATTAGTATTTCCTCCTTTGTGGATGTATCCTCACCGTGGAGATCCTCCAATCAGTAATCCAAAATATATTATGAGCACTTATCTGCACTACAAATAATGGAAAGAATTGAGACCACTATTCTGAGGAATCTAATACACAATGAAGAGTATTCACGCAAGGTAATTCCATTTATTGAACCAACTTATTTCGAGCAGAGAACTGAGAAAGTAATCTTTGAGGAGATTGCTCAGTTCATTGTGAAATATGGTTCTGCGATTACAACCGAAGCACTAAATATTGAGGTTGAGAATCGAACGGATCTAAATGAGGGAGAGATTAAAGAGACAAGAGATATTTGTGACTCTTTTAATGATTTCCCAGTAGATCAACAATGGTTACTAGATACCACCGAAAAGTGGTGCCGTGACCGTGCGATTTATCTTGCTCTGATGGAATCAATCCATATTGCCGATGGAAACGATTCCAAAAAGAACCGTGATGCAATTCCGAGCATTTTATCTGATGCTCTGGCAGTATCTTTTGACAATAACATTGGACATGATTACTTACAAAACTACGAAGAAAGGTATGAATACTACCACAAGAAAGAAGACAAGATTCCCTTTGATCTCGAATACTTTAACAAAATCACAAAAGGTGGTTTACCTAACAAGACTCTTAATGTCGCGCTCGCTGGTACAGGTGTCGGCAAGTCTCTATTCATGTGCCATGTTGCTAGCTCCGTGTTGCTCCAAGGACGGAACGTTCTCTACATTACAATGGAGATGGCAGAAGAGAAGATTGCTGAACGAATTGACGCAAATCTCCTGAATGTTCCGATTCAGGATCTGACAGATCTTCCAAAGAAGACCTTTGAGAATAAGGTTACGAACATTTCCAAGAAGACTCAGGGCACTCTTATAATTAAAGAGTATCCTACTGCATCGGCACATAGTGGACACTTTAAGGCACTTCTTAACGAACTTTCACTTAAGAAGTCATTTAAACCTGATATTATTTTCATTGATTACCTTAATATATGTGCTTCCTCCCGCTATAAGTCGGGGATGTCTGTCAATTCATATAGCTATATTAAGGCGATTGCAGAAGAGTTACGTGGGTTGGCTGTTGAGGCAAACGTCCCTATCGTATCTGCCACGCAGACCACTCGCTCTGGTTATAGTAGCAGTGACGTTGACCTTACTGATACTTCTGAATCCTTTGGTCTTCCTGCTACTGCTGATCTTATGTTTGCCCTTATTAGCACTGAAGAACTTGAGCAGTTGAATCAGATTATGGTGAAACAACTGAAGAACCGTTACAACGATCCAACAGTCTTTAAGCGTTTCATCGTAGGTATTGACAGAGCAAAGATGAGACTGTATGATTGTGAGCAGTCCGCCCAGAACGACATACTTGACTCTGGGCAGGATGACGAGTATAATAACCAAGAAGAAACCAAACCCAAAAAATCATTCGACGGATTTAAATTTTAATGGAACGACATATTGATTTTGAACGCTATCAAAAATTTGTTGATGCGGTTACTAGTGATGCCTCTACTGATTTTCTCGCGCTTTCCGACCGCCTTGTTGCCCTTGATGAAAAGGGTGCCAATATTGAGCGACTACTTACTGCAGGTGTTGGTATTAATGCTGAAGGTGGGGAGTTCCTTGAAATCATCAAGAAGATGGTTTTCCAAGGAAAACCTTGGAACGACGATAACCGTGAGCATCTTATTATTGAACTCGGTGATCTTATGTGGTATGTTGCTCAAGCCTGCATGGCACTCGATGTTTCCTTTGACGATGTGATTGCTACTAACGTTAAGAAACTTGAGAAGCGTTACCCCGAAGGCACCTTTGATGTTTACTTCTCCGAAAACCGTGCTGCTGACGACCGATGACTGATAAGAAAGTAACTTTAGAAATGGACGTGTTCTCTGCTGCGGCAGTCCGTCAAGTCCTGTTTGAGTCTCAAAAAGGATATTCTTATGAGAACGTTCCTGCCCGTATCGTTGGTATTCGCCAAGTCATTGTAGACCTTGACGAAGCAATCAGTGCTGTGGTAGAATCTGACTGACCCTTCGGGGTTTTCTGGGGAATTAGCTTAGTTGGTAGAGCGCCTGCTTTGCACGCAGGAGGTCAGGAGTTCGAGTCTCCTATTCTCCATTTCTAAATAGAATATAATAGACTAAAAGATAGAGATGAAGTCTTTCGGAGATTTTATATTTGAGTGTTATTTTAATAAGTTTTCATTGTTTCTCTTTGAAGGAAAGTATAGTGATGAACACGCATTTAGAAAAGTGTGGAATCACTTCATTACCCATAGAAAATATGGTAAGGAAGTAAGAGACTTAATTAATAGTGGAAAATATGATGAAGCTAGAGAAGCAATGGAGAAAGAAATTGCTGCTGCTGAAGAAGATCCGAAACATCCATTAAGTTTTGAGAAAGCAAAAAGGGGATTTGAAAAGGGAAAGGATAATAATGCAAGTCAAAGTCAATCAACATATTATGATGAATTGAAATTAGCACCAGATAGTGTAGTAGCATATACTAAAGGTAGAAGAGGAAAGTCTGCTGCTAATCGCCCAACTGCTTATTCTAAAGTTGAAGGTGGGGCAACTCCACCAACTACAAAAATGTGGAAAGATGTTGTTGGAAAAGAAGCAGATACTTCAAAAAGAGATATTTCTATTGCGGACACAAAAGATAAAAAATTTGGACAGGGGATAAGTTTAAAGCAAGGGGAAGGGTCGCAAACTTTATCTGCCGAACCTGAAGAAGTTAGAGGATTGTTCCAAGCTGCTGCTAAAAAATATATTCAACAATTAAAAAAGGATGGTGCATCTAAAGAAGATATTGAAAAATTTAAAGTAGATGTGGAATCTAACATATCAAAGTATATTAGAGCACAAAGTTTAAAAATCAGTCCAACAGAAAATAAAGAAAAGAGCGATAAAAGATTATCAATTGCCCAATCTGCAGTTGATAAACTTGTTAAATCTTATCCAGGATTTGATAGATTAGTTGATAAAGAAGCTGCTAGTGGCGAACAAAAATTTGGAAAAAAAGTTTCTGCTCAGATGGATTCGGAAAGTCAAGACTTCAAAGATGCCTTGACTGCATTAAGAATTAAAACTGGAAAAATTAATAAATCTGATTTATCAAAGGATGAACGAGCACGAGTAAGTAAAATTCAATCAAAATATAAAACTTATCAACAACTTTCTGACTATCTCAAATCCTCTCCATCTGGAGAAGCAAGAGAAGTTGTTAGGGGGACATATGTAGATCCAAAAACAGGAGAAGTTGTTAGTAGAGCAAAGGCAGAACCAGTATCGCAAAGAGGAGAACTAGATCAACCTCTTTCCGCTAGATCTGGAAAAGGTAAAAGTAGTAAAAAGGAAACTGGATTTATTGAATTTGAAAAAAGGAGGAGAGGAGAAGAACCAGAAAGAATACAAAGATCTGGTGCTTTAGCTGGAAGGGTTGGTCCAGCAAAACCAGATTCAGACAAAAAAGATAATCAGGCAAAACCACAACAAGGACCAATTACAGGAGCACAATCTGAACGAAGAACAAAACTTGCTGCAGCAGAAGCAGATCCTGATATTCAAAATAGAAGGCAGGAATTGAGGAATGCTGCTGCCGCACAAAAACAAGCACAAAAAGCACTTGATGATGCCGAAAGAGAGCAGGCAGATGCAAGTGTAATTAGATTCCCTAATGGAAAACCAGTTCCAAGAAAGAATCAATATTACTTGCAGAATAATCCAGATGCTGCACAACAACACGCAGCCAGACAGGAAGTAGCAGCACAGGCAGTTCAACAGGCACAAACATCAATTGCCGATATTCAGGCAAAAGCAGCACAGGCAAGAGAAAAAACTAAACCGCAACCAGAGGCACCAAAACCACAACAGCAACCACAAAGAACAGAACCAGTAGATACAAAACCACAACAGAAACCAGAAGAACCAGCAAAACCAGAAGTTCCTTCACCAGTAACACCAAAACCAGAGAAGAAGAAAGAAAAGAAACCAGTACAAACTTCTAACGGACAATTACCACAGGAGTGATTGATGGCTAAGCAGCAAGCTGATAATAAAAACGTAGAAAAATATTTTGGAGATAAGGTTAAAAAAATAGGAACAATTCCTCTTTTTGATACTATGTTGACTGTGAGTGGTGTTGAATTATCCTTTGAAAAGAAATTGACTGCTGCACAACAAAAGAAACTTAAAGATGAGACTCTAAAAATTTTAAATGAAAATTTTTATGGTTCTTATGAAATTGGTGATGTAAAGTACGACGGATTTGAAAGCACCTTAAAAATAAAAGTATCTCAGGGTGGAGTTGCTGGACCAGTACCGACTGCAATTCAAGAAGCTGGAAGTGCTTTTATTCTTACTCAAGTATTAAAGAAGAATAAAAAATTTACTAGTGCCGCTGATATTTTAGGTGATACGGAAACAAAAAAAGGACTTGAAAAAATATTCAAAGCACCATATACCGAAAGTATTAATGAATGGACTCATAGTTATTTTGAACACCAGAAAGCTTTCTTTAAAAAATTTCAACCTGCACAATGGGATATATTTGAGCATGGTGGACAAGACTTAATGGAATTTGTGAAGGAACAATGTCAAATTGTGAAAGAAGTAACTGCCTCTGGTAGATTGAAGGATGTTGGTAAATATGAAACATGGAATCCTGCTGATATATGGGCAGTGAAAGATAAATCTCAGGTAAAGAAAAAAATTGATGATGCTATTCAGAAAGACGGAACTGCAACTCTGAAAGAGTTGAATAATGTTCTTTTGAATTTGATGAAAGATAATAAGTTGATAGGATTGTCTCTTAAAAAAATAGAACCAAAAGAGAAAGCAAATTTTGTTTATGTAAATAAAGATCCAAAGAAAATTGAATTTGCTCAGGTTGAAGAAGTAAAGATGAGTGATATAACTATTGAAATTAAAACAGAAGAAACCGTTGATGGCATGTCTCAGGGTGGATATGTTTTATTTGGAAAATATACTATAAATGTTATAAGAACTCCTGGATCAGGATTCTCAAATCTAAAATATGAAAGTGTTATAAAAGGTAGTGGTGGAAGGGGTGGAGCAGCACCTGTAGATTTAGTAGCAACTATGTTGAAGAGTAAGGTTCCGGGACATACTTATGTGAATAGGCACCAAGACTACCCAGAAACAGCAGAAGATTTTAAGAACGATAGAAGAGACTATGAAAGGATGTATAATAGTTTAAGAGCAAATATAAAAGGGACAAAAGATTATGCAGAGTTTAGAAGTAGAATACTTAAAATGTATAGATCTGATAATCCAAAATCAAAAGCAGTTGCACAATCTAAACTAATGCAACTTCATTTTTTCTCTGATGTTATGTCTAGGAATAGTAATAAACCAGAAGAATTTTGGACTGACTTATTATATCTTTCCCTGAAAGTTGGAAAGAGGTTTGCACCTCACGGAAAATTGGCATGAACCCACAAGTTACAGAATTATTACAGTCTTTTGAGACGGACTCAAAGGCACCGAAAAGGAAGTATAATGACTTCCTTGCTCACGTCTACACAACCTTTGACAAGCACATCTCATTATGCAAGTCAGATAAGATGATGAATAAATATAAGAAAATGAGGAATAGTGTCCTCAGTTACATTGTTGCCAACGAAAAATCTATAATTAAAAAACTGAGTAAGTAATGAAGAGCTTCTTCCAATTTTTATCCGAATCAACCGCAGTTCAGCAGGCAGCACGTCTTGGTCTGAAAAGTGACGGACATGGTGGATGGTATGATAATAAAGGTGAGTTTGTTGCAAAGACAGAAAAAGGAAGACTGAAGTTTTATAATAAGCGTCAGAGAATTGGACAGCAGGATCCAGCACAAACTGATAAGGAAAAGAATCTTTCTCAAACCTCATACGAAAAAGAACCAGCACAAGAACCTGCAGCACAGCAGCAGGCACCAGCACCAGAGCAACCTGCTGCTCAACAGGCATCGACACAGGAAGGTCCACCACCAGTTGAGAAAACCAAAGGAACTTTAACAATTGCTTTCGGACGTTTTAATCCACCAACCACTGGACACGAAAAACTCCTGGACACTGTTGCTTCATCGTCTGATGATGGTGACTACATTATTATTCCATCACGCACGCAGGACAAGAAAAAGAATCCACTGGATGCTGATACAAAAGTCTCTATTATGAGACAGATGTATCCAAAGCACAGTGAGAGAATTGTAAATGATCCTGCTAACCGCACTATCTTTGATGTGTTGAAGAAGGCACATATGGATGGATATGCTGGTGTAAGAATCATTGGCGGTGGAGATAGAGTCCAAGAGTTTGAGAAACTCTCCAATGATTACAATGGAAAACTTTATGCTTTTGATAATGTAGAAGTTCGTTCCGCAGGTGACAGAGACCCAGATGGTGATGATGTCTCTGGTATGTCTGCATCAAAGCAAAGAAAGGCAGCAGCAGAAGGAGACTTTGCAGCATTCCGTAAGGGTGTTCCTTCATCAATGAATAATAAGCAGGCAAGAGAACTTTATAATACTCTTCGTGCCGCAATGCAAATCAAAGAAGGTTGGAGTCTCTGGGAGATTGCACCGAAGTTTGATTGGAAAGGGTTGCGCGAAAACTTTGTCAAGGAAAAAGTTTTTAAGGTTGGTGAGCTAGTAGAAAATCTCAACACTGGATTGGTCGGTAAGATTATCCGTCGGGGAACCAACTATTTGATTTGTGTAACGGAAGACAATATTATGTTCAAGTCTTGGATTAAGGATGTAATGGAAGCACAGAAGTATACCGAAGTCAAAATGGATAGTGAAGAAAGAGAACCAGGAAAACCAAATACTCTTGTCGGAACTGATGGATTCAGAAAGTATGTTGAGAAAATGGTTCCCGGAAGTGAATGGGGAAGACAATTTATAAATAAGTATAGAAAAAAGTAAGAATTATCAGATCTTCCGATGAGTAATAACGTATTTGAGGAGGCACCTCAGCAACAAGGTGGTGGCGGTGCTACCGATAAAGTTAGAAAGGCTGCTAGACAACTTGCTTATGATGTCCGTTATAAGGTCAAGCAAGGATTTAAGGAAGGACAAAAGACCGACCCTGCCTCACTGAAGCGTGCTTATATGCAGCAGTTGGGTAAGTCACCTGCACCTGGTCCTGTCAAACTTCTTGCCAAGAAGATGCTGATTGGTGAGGCATATGATATGTTTGATATTTCGGAGAATCTAAAGTCAACCACTTCTGGGATATTTGGAAGAGTATTCGTAGAAGGTGGCGGTCAGAAGGAAGAAGTAGAAGTTGTAGAAGAAGCAGCAGATACTAAGTTCACCATCAGAGTCAAAGATAAGAAGACTGGTAGAGAGTATTACAGAAAGGCAGATCGTGCCAAGATCTCAGAACTGAGAAGCAATCCTAATATCTCTTCTGTTGAGATTACTGGTAGAAGAGCAGAAGATACTTATGATAAGACAGGTCAAAAGACTGCGAAGGTAAAGGCAGGTAAGGGACTTGATCCTGTCGGTAAGGAAGATTCTGATATTAATAATGATGGTAAGGTAGATAAGAGTGATTCTTATCTGAAGAATCGCCGTAAGACAATTGGTAAGGCAATTGCGAAAGAAGAATATGTTGATGAGGCATTTCCAAGAGTACAAGGAACTCTGAATCCTTGGGAAGATCCTAAGACTGGAAAATCAACTATTAAAGTTGTTAAAGATAAGAATGTAAAAGGTGGTACTAAGGAAGTATCTAGGGAAAAACTCACCCAAGAAGAAGTCATTTATGAAAAGGAAGAGGGTGATAAGAAACTTGATGTTATGAAGGGTAAAAATAAGGTCAAAGTTAATCCAACTATTGGTGAAAGTATCCGTGCAGAACTTGATGCTCTGAAAGCACAAAAGATTGAGGAGCAGGAAGCAGCAGCAAAGGCAGCAGGTCCTTCCCCAGAAGAAAAGATGCAACTTGCCAATAAGGATAAGATGCTGAAGAAAAAGATTATGATGCAGAAGCAGACAATGCAGATGCAAAGACAGGGAAGACTTCCTCTGAATTATAGTGAAGAAGCAGGAGCAGTTCGTTATTGTCCTAAGTGTGATAAGGATGAAACCAGAGATGAGTGCCGTTATGGTGGAGAGTACTGGGATGAGAACTCAAAACCAGCAAAGGCAGAAGATGAAAGAGAAATGCCAACAAAGGCAACTCTCTTTAAGAACAAACTGAGAGCAAGAGGTATTCAGGTTGCTGGACTTACACTTGCACCAAGAAATATGAAAACTTATGATGAACTTGGTGAGTCTGCAGAAGATCGCGCAAGAGATCGTCGTATGGAAAGAGGTGGTGTTGGTGCTAATGTTGACTACAGTAGACCACCTGCTAAAAAACTTAGCAATGCTGAACTGGGCATCAAACCAGGTAAAACTGCAGTTCAAAAAGAACTGGAGAAAAAGTATGGAAAGGGTAAGTCAGCGATGGATATTGTCCGTGCTGATATCCAAGCAAAACACGGTAAGAGGTCTATCAAATAATGCCCGCAGTATCTAAGGCACAACAACGCTTCATGGGTATGGTTCATGCCGTGAAGAAAGGTGATATGCCAGCACCTTCCCCAGAAGTTGCTCAGGCAGCAGCATCAATGAAAAAGGGTGATGCCAAGGATTTTGCATCTACCAAGCACAAAGGTCTTCCAGAAAAGAAGAAAGTAGAAGAGGGTGTTGGATTGGACATTGCCCGGGCAATTGATAAGACCAAACCACCTCTTGGACGCACCAGTCTGAGAAGAAAGGTTAGTGACTCTCTTAAAATGGGTGCTGTTAAAAAGAGTATGGAGAAGAGAGGAAAGTCTTTCCAAGACTTCACAAAGGACGTAGAGGCAGCAAAAAATAAGAAGTAAGTTCCTATATAATGATAGATAATTGGTATCTATTATGTTAGGATTTTTACTTCCACTCGCAGCAAAGGTAATTCAAGATGCTGTTGCTAAGATTCCTGAAAATGAGGAACTTGGTGAAAAACTCATTGACATTTGTCTGGTTATTCTTGGTAAAGCAGTTAAACTGACTAAGACTGATATGGATGACAAGCTTCTGGAAACCGTAGCAGCAGCGATTAGAAACAGAGAAGAAGGTTGATTTAATAAGGAGACCTGAAGTAAAGGTCTCTTTTTTTTATAAATATCAATATAAGAATTTTATAAGGTAAGGAAACATGGCTCTTTGGGGCAATAAAGACTTAGTATATAACGAAGGAACAGTTCAGGTAAATCTTGGCACTTCAACTGCTCAAGTAACTGGTACTGCTGGAGTTGTAACTTTTACCACTTCTGGAATTAGCACAGGTGATGTTATTACAGTTGGTGCTGGTGCAACTTACGGATATGCTATTATAACAGGTTTTACCTCCACAACTATTTCTATTGCTTCAACCGCTGGATTTGTTAGTGGATTAAGCACAGTTCCTTCTACAACTTATGCAATCTCCCAAGAACCTCTTTATGTTCTTGGCGATTCTCACTACAGAGCACCTGAATCAAAGACTGTTGGATTCTCCACAAGTCCCGTATTTACTGGTGTCTTTGGTGTAGACGAAATTGAGGTTGGTGTTGCAGCAGGAACTACAGTTGGTGGTAAAGAAGCTGCATATGCAGTGGCACACTCTGGTTGGGTTGGTGTTACAACTTACATTGACTGTCACGGAAAACTCAGAGTTAAGTCTGAAGTATTAGTTGCCAGCGGAATTCTGACAACGGCTGACGCTGATGACGATACAAGATTCCCAGATGCCTGATAAGTGATTGATGTATGAGATTTGACGAATTGAATGAGAGCAACTATTTGCTCTTTGCTATAAAATTCTACGATAATCCTCAGGCAGTGACTAAGGATGATTTTGATGATGACCTGAAAAGAATCAAATACATCAAAAGATTGTTAAAGAGATACAAAAATACTGGCGAATTAAAAACTCATCTTATATTAAATCACTTAACCGTTTTGTTTAATGTATTTGGTGATGCCACAGTTCCCTTACTTTTTTATAATTTAGAAAAAGATCTCTGGTCATATATTAAAAGTTTTCTGGTATTCTTAAAAAGGATACCAGAATATCCAAAGTCCGAGATCGATAATATTGATGAAGATTCTGATTGTTTGTCTAAACTACACGAAGTTTAATGGACTTAGATAAGATTATAAACATTGTCAGAACTCTCAATGAAGAGGGTGTAGTTGCTGGACCGACTAATGTTGCCAGTGGTGGTGCTATAGCGGGTTTGCCACCAGATGAACCACCTGTAAGAAAGAAGAAAAAGAAACCCCCAATCATTGCCAGAGGATTAATGCCTGGTGCTAGAACCCGTTGGAGGGGTGGGGTATAATGTTTGCTCAAGGTTCTAAAGTAGCGGTGTTGGAATCTAAACTTGACATGTATGAAGACCTGTCACGCGAAATGCTGTCCAAGTTAGAGTCCGCTGTAGAAAAGATATCTGAAGGAAACAATCGTATTGCTCAGATTCTCACAAAGCACGATGAGAGAATAGAGCAAAGTATGAAAACCGATTCACTCATTATCAAAATGATTGATGAGTTAAAAGCAGAAAGTGAAAAGGACCATAAGATTATTCACGATAGAATAGACAGATTGCAGGTAGAGATAAAAGCATTCTCAAAGTTTCGTTGGCAAGTTGGTGGAGTGTTAGTAGTAGCAGCACTTCTCATTGGTGCAGGTAGCAGATTGGCACCATTCTTCTTGACTTCTCAGGCAGCACCTACTACAATAGAAAGGACAAGATAGCATCCCTTTATAATGGATTTGGTTGATTCCAAGTATATTGGACTCGTTTCGTCACGCCTGCAAAAATTCAAGAGGGTCAAGTCGGATCTCTACAATTTCCGCTGCCCTATTTGTGGTGACTCCACACGCAACAAAAATAAGGCACGCGGGTACATCTATGCGGTAAAGAATAATACCAACTTCAAGTGCCATAATTGTGGTGCTAGTTTGTCCTTTAACAATTTCCTT